TTTGTATACACAAGCCCTTTGGGGCGACAATGGTAGTACAATTACTATGGACAGGAATTTCACTGTCAGTAAAACCGGATCTTATCAGTATTACGTTGGTTATTACATACAAGGCAGTGGGACAGCCAGTATTACTATGTACGCAAACGGTAGCTCAGTTAGATCACACAGCCTAGCTGTGGGGTATAACACCACTACTTCAGCCGTTAATACACTTTCTTTGAGTGCGGGGCAGGTTATACGGTTTACTGGAAGCGCCCCATCTTCTGGCTGGGCAGTGATCTATGTTTATGTGGGCGGAAGTTCGTACAACAACTCTTCCATCACTACAGCCGTTAACTCAGGCATTCCGACATCTGGTGCTTTAGACATATCTGATTTTTATGGCGGGAGAAAAACATAATGCCGCTAACAAAATTACAATTCAGACCCGGTATTGTTCAGGATCTTACATCTTATGCTAACGAAGGTGGCTGGCGTGATGGTGATAAAGTGCGCTTTCGTTTGGGTTACCCTGAAAAAATAGGTGGTTGGGCTAAGTATACCAGTTCAACTTTCTTAGGCTCTTGTCGCGCTTTACATAACTGGATTGCTTTGGACGGTTCTAATTATCTGGGTTTAGGAACAAACTTAAAATATTATGTTGAAGAAGGTGGCACATACAATGACATAACCCCTATCCGCACCGGCTCTCCTACCAGCGCAGGGGTTATTACGTTTAGTGCTGTAACATCAGCGCCATTCTCTAGTACAATCACCGTAACACACACCAACCACGGTGCGGTATCTGGGGACTTTGTTACTTTTTCTAGTGTAGCCAGCCTTGGCGGCAACATGAACGCCAATGTTTTAAATCAAGAATACAGCATTAATCAGGTGATAAGTGCTAGTTCCTATGAGATTACAGCCAAAGATCTCCTTGGAGCTACGGTGACATCCAATGGTTCTGACACAGGTAATGGTGGCAGCAATACAGTAGGAAATTATCAAATTAACACAGGTCTAAACTCTACAGTTGGTGGCACAGGATGGGGTGCAGGTTTGTTTGGAGGTAGAACTTCAGGGCCTTTGCAAACTCTGTTAAACGAAGGCGGCACCCTTTCGGCAAGTGACACCACAATTACTGTAACCAGCACCACGGGCATTGTGGCTACTGACATTGTTATGATTGATAACGAGTTAATACTTGTTGGTGGCATTTCCAGCAATGATTTAACTGGTTGCACAAGAGGCCACTCCGGCACCACAGCAGCTACACACACTGACGGTAGTTTGGTTATCTTAGCCAAAGGCAACGCTGATGCGGCTGATGATTTCTTCGGATGGGGCGTTGCAGCTTCTGGCGGACTGACAACAACGACTCAAATAAGATTGTGGTCGCACGACAATTTCGGGGAAGATCTCCTTATAAATCCTCGTGACTCGGGTGTGTTTTACTGGGATAAGTCAACTGGGACAAACGCTAGAGCCGTAGAACTATCTACGACATCTGGCACCAAGAGAAGCGTCCCCACTATCTGCAAGCAGGTTATGGTATCAGACAGGGATCGTCACGTTCTTGCTTTTGGGGCTGATGGGTTAGGTAGCTCAACAGACACTCAAGGTAACGGAGTGCAAGACCCATTATTAATACGTTTTTCTAGCCAAGAAAGTCCAATAGATTGGTTTCCCACTTCTTCCAACACTGCTGGGGATTTACGCCTTGGTTCTGGGTCTACCTTTGTAAAAGCTATTGAAACTAAACGTGAAATCCTAGTGTGGACAGATACCGCTCTAACATCTATGCGTTTTATTGGCCCTCCATTTACCTTTGGTTTGCAGCAACTTGCCTCCAACATAACTATTGCTGGGCCAAATGCCGCTGTTGCCACAGAGGATTTTGTGTTCTGGATGGGTGACGACAACTTTTATGTCTACGCTGGTCAAACAAAGCAATTACAATGCACTGTTAAGGATAAAGTGTTTAACGACATTAATCTGGATCAGAACGACAAGATATATGGCGGGGTAAACTCTGAGTTTAGTGAGGTGTTCTGGTTTTACGCATCAGCCAGTTCACAATCTAATGACAGATATGTAGTGTACAATTACTTGGACAAAATATGGTATTATGGAAATCTTAGCAGAACAGCGTGGCTGGATCGCGGAACCAGACCATTCCCAATAGCCACAGACAACAATGGCTACTTGTACAACCAAGAGTTTGGTCATGATGACGATGGGGCGGCTATGGATTCTTATATAGAGTCAGCAGTGATGGATATTGGTGATGGAGATAGATTTACCTTTATAGACAAAGTGATACCAGATTTAAGTTTTTCTGGCTCAACAGCCATATCTACGCCTCAAGCCACATTTACAATAAAATCCAGAGATAACCCTGGAGAAGATTTTTCCAGTACAGGTTCTGGCACAGCAGTTAGAACACAAACCGTACCTGTAGAAGAATACACGCAACAGCTTTACTTGAGGTCAAGAGGTCGTTCCTTTGCTATGCGGGTTCAATCCGCTGCTGTTGGGTCAAAATGGAGACTAGGAAGCCCACGGGTTAATCTGCGTCAGGATGGGAGGCGCTAATGTCTAGCAATCAAGTCCCACCACCAAGACTGCCGGAAGCTCCAGAGGAGTACAGCGTAAGCTATATGTCTGATTTAATAAGGGCTTTGGAGATATTTATTGAGCAGGAACGCAACCCCGGAGGCATTCGTGCCTCTACTGCTACTTTAACAGGATTGCCTACAAGTGCATCTGGCCTTGAGGTTGGTTCTTTGTATAATGACTCAGGAACAGTGAAGATAGTGACATAATAAGATTTTTCTGTATAATTGTTCGTGTTTAGTAAGGATTTAAACTATGGGTTTTTTAGATGATCTAGCCAAAATAGCTCTACCTGCTGTAGCTGGTAGCTTTTTAGGGCCTGCTGCCGCCCCTTTATTTGGCAGTTCAATGAGTCCTGCCATACAAAATGCCCTGCTATCAGGAGGCATTGGCCTGCTTACTGGTCAAAAACCTAAAGACGCTCTAAAATCGGCATTGTTAGGCGGAATAGGATCTACCATGTTTGGCGGAGCTGGAAAAATAGCTGATCAGGGAACAACTGCTATGTCTCCTGACTTAATGGCAAGTGGACAAAATGCTCAAATGATGGGTAATTCTACTTTAGATGCCGCTAAAAAGGCAGCAGCAGCTTCAGGAGGCACAGGCTCAAGTCAATCAGTTGAAGCAATCAAGCCCAAAACCATGTCCGCTGAGTTATTGCAGGGTCTTGGTATGGCTGACGACAATTTGTTATACAAAGTTTTAAACACACAGCTTGGCGAAGGCGCAGCCGCAGGTTTAATTGCGGAACTTTTAGCAAGCGGTGATAAAGAAGACACAAGAACAGCATTTGAAAAACGTCCATATGCTGGTGGTTTGCAATATGGTAAGCTTGGTGGCATAAATTACAATCAAGGTGGTTTAGTCCAGTATTTTAACCAAGGCGGTGCGATGGATAATTATCCAGAGAATCCTCCTAGAAGAGATGGACCTATTAATCCATATGAAGGATCTGGAACCAAAGACGATGTGCCAGCATTATTAACGGCTGGCGAGTTTGTAATGACCCGTGACGCTGTTGAAGGCGCGGGTGGAGGTGACGTAAGTAGAGGTCTTAACCGAATGTACAGTATGATGGATAAATTTGAGGGGATGGCATAATGTCTACACAAACAGTAGAACAAATACAACGTCTAGCTCCCTATCTTGAAGGGTTAGAAAAACGCCTCCTTGGAACAGCATTTGGTGAGTTTGACTCATCTGGCGGTCAAACTTCACAAGGTCTTCTCGACACCCCCATTGCTTTACCGCAACAACAAGTTGCTGGGCTTGACCCCCTACAACAGCAAGCCCTTAACATGGCTCCGGGTATGGTTGGCTCTTACGCTCCATTTATGCTGGGTGCTTCAGGGCAAACGCTAGGTGGGCAGGCGGCTCTTTCTGCTGGCCTTGGTTCTTTAATGAATTTGCCAGCTACGGCTCAACAATACATGAACCCATATCAGAGCAATGTTATTAATGAAATAAATCGTCAAGCGGCTATCGAACAGAACAAACTAGCAGGTTCGGCTGTTGGCGCAGGGGCTTTCGGTGGCTCTCGTCAAGGTGTGCAGGCTGCTGAGTCAGAAGGCCGTAGACTAGCCGCTGTAGGAGAAGCGCAGCGTAAAGGCTATCAAGATGCAATGAATACTGCACAAAAATCCGCTCAACTTATGGGTGGAATTGGACAAGCATATGGGCAATTGGCTGGTACAACAGCCGATATTGGTCGTGTGCAGTCAGAACTTGGCAGGGCTGATCTTGGTATGCTTACACAGCTAGGTGATATTGGTCGAAATCTCCAGTCACAACAGCTTGAAGCTCAAAGACAAAATCAATTAGCAGCGGCACAAGAGCCATTTACACGCCTTGAAATGGGACAGTCCTTGTTAAAAGGCATGCCTAGTGCTGGTTTATCGTCTACATTTAAATCAGCCACAACTCCGGCAACCAATCCTTTCTTGGCAGGTGTGGGCGCGTATACTGCCTTGCAGGGCATCAAGCCAACTGGCAGCGCATAGGAGAGCTTAGATGGCTATTGGAGATCCACTTAACGCTGGAATAGGTGTTTACAATCCAAACAAAAACAACTTTGCAAAGCCACCACCGCGAGGCGGAGGGTTGCTTGGCTCCGGCGGACTAAATATTAAGACTGTTCCCGGTCAAAGCAAAATGGATGCTTTAAACGCTATGCGTGAAAGATTAGGTATGCTTCCGCTATCTGAAAATTCTTCCCCTGCATTTTCTATTGCTCCTACAGGCATGACAAAGAGCCAAGCAAAGCAGCAACAGATGACTATTGGTGACTATGACATTGGTAGAAAATTAGCTGCGTTAAACAGGCCAAACACAATGACGCAAGTGACTTCTGCGTTGCAAGATGATCCTGGTGATGTTTTTGATGGGTCAATTGGTGATTTTGACATAACTGCTAGTCCTCTTGATATTGAAACGTATCAATCAACAGTAAGAGATCCGAACCTAGATGTTGACATTGGAGCCGCTGGTCTTGGCGTAGAGCCTCCTGCTGGCACTGAAGGATCTACTCCGTCCACAGCAACCACTGGATCAAAAAGACCAGATGAGTCTGAAGCAGAGTTTAACGCCAGAATTGAACGTGAAGAGCGTGGGATCTTCGATGGCACATCTACGACTAGCACAACCACTGGTGGTGGAACGACAACTGGTGGCGGCAAAAGCGGTGAGCAAATAAACAAAGATCTATATCAAGGACTTTTAGATCAATCTTTAAAGTCTTACAATGAAGCCGTAGGTATGGCTCCTCCTAAAGCTCAAACAATGCAGCAATATAAAGACGAGTTTTCAAAAGCTACTGGCATTGATATATCTGGAGATCCAGACAACAAAGCCGCGCTTACAGCGTTTGGCTTGGCTCTCATGCAAAACAAAGCTGGTAAAGGCTTTAATGTTGGCAATATGTTGAGTGCGGTTGGCGCAGCAGGTGAAAAAGCTCTGCCTCTCATGGAGCAAGCCAGAAGGGAAGCTCGTGAGGCACAGGTTGCTGCTGGTAAATACGCTCTGACTGAAGGTAAAACAGCCACTGCAACTCGTCAAAAGTTCTTAGTTGATCAGGCTAAATATCTTAGAGATCGCCGTGACACAATTCTTGGCGCTCAAGTTACTAGAATTAATCAAATTGAAGATCGTGAAGATAAGCAAGAGGCGGCGGCTGCCTTGGCATCAGCTAAAACTAGATATGACACTGCTGTAAAAGAGATTGAATGGAGACAAGACGCAGAAAAAGCTATTGCAGAAGGCAAAGAAATAAAAAGCATGCTTAAACAAGAGCCAATCAGCGGTAATAAGCAGTATATAATACATAAAGGCATGCCCAAAGCTGGAGGACAGCTTGTGTTAACTGATGCTCAAAATGATGCTAAAAAGTTTGGTCGCGGATATGGCAATATATTGGAAGCTCAAAACACCATTGATAATAGTGTTAGAATTTTAAGAGAGATTGAATCAAGCCCAATAGGATCAACCGCTGAATCACTTGTTGAAAGCGCACAATCACTATTTAAATCCTTAGTTCCGCAAAATCCTAATGACAAGATATTTGAAGATGTAGCAATATATAACACAGACGGTTCTATTACTTTAAAACAGGGGATTTCAAAAGAGGCTCTTTTGGAATCTATGAGAAACGGAATCATTAGTGAGTATAAAAGATTTCTTACTCAAGAGACTGGTAATGGAATATCAGAGGGCGATGTTGAAAGAATAAATCAACTTTTAGGAAAGCCCGGAGCATTCAAAAATATAGCAGAAGCTATCGCTGGCCTTCAAGAAGCTCGCGGTATTTTTGACAACTCAAGATTAGAATTTGAAGATTCCCTTGCTCAATTTACAGACAGAAATAATTACGATAGCGATGAAGCGTTTAAGTTAGGGTCTTCCGCTGCACAGCAAGGAATTTTTTATGGTATCGGAAACAGGGGCGATAATTATCAGGCAATAGACTTTAGTAAATTGCCTATAGATGATGCTAGTGGTTTACCTGTTTTTGATTTAACCAAATAAGGAATTATTATGGGTGAAATCCTAATTCAATCCCCCAGCGGTCCTTTTAAAGTAAAAATAGCTGGTGACTCTCCTACGGGTGATGAGCAAATAAAAATTGCTAATATTATTCGTGGGCAAAGACAATCTTCTGCTGAACCTCAGTTGACTGCTTCTACAAGTTCTGGACAAGAACAATTGTTTGACACATCATCTGGCATTAAAGACGCTAAATTAAGAGCTTTATTATCCACTGCCGAAACAGCAGGGGAGGAAGAAGCACAACTTCAAAAGCTTTATGGGCTTGGCGAAGGTGACTACACTCGTGATAATCGCGGTAGATTAGCCATAACCAAACAAGGTGGCACAAAGCTTGGCATGGATCTTGAGAAAGACACTCTTGTTGATGAAGAGGGGTTCTCTCGCTACGACTTTGCTGATTTAGCTGGAATAGTGCCAGACATTGCTGGTGGTGTTGGCGGTACAATTGGTGGCGCAGCTTTAGGCACAGCTTTACTTCCGGGTATAGGTACGTTCATTGGTGGTGTTCTTGGCGCTGGCTTTGGAACCGCTGCCGCTGGTGGTGTTGAAGAGGGCGTTGAAGCTCTTGCTGGAGTGTCGAGGCAGACCGCTGGCGAAATAGCTACTGATCTTAAAAACGATTTTCTTATTGGTGCTGGCTCTGAATTGTTCATTGGCGGCGCAATCAGAATTGTCGCGCCTTTCTTCAGGGGTATGAGAGGCAGAAAATTAGAAGGACAAGACCTTGAGACTGCTGGCATTTCACTAACGCCTATTGAAGAAGGTGGTTTTGGAATACAACCCGCTTTAGGTAATGTTGGTGGATCTAGTCTTCTTGCTAGACAGCAGGCGATGGGCGAAAAAGTTGCTGGCGGAGCAACAAAAAGATTGCGTACTAATTTTAAGAATATGCAAACTGCCATTGGAAGATACAAGCAAGCAGTGGGGGCTGATTCCAGTGCGCCAATATCTGCATCGTCTGCTGAAGAAGCAGGAGAGGCTATTATTTCCTCAGTTAAGAGTCAAAGTGATAAAATACGTTTTGCTGAAGAGGCCGCAAAAAAATCTGTGTTAGAAGAGTTTGATGCTTTAGCTCAAGGATTGGGGGCAACGGCAATAAAAAATCAAAATTTAGATCAATCAATTTTTAAAGATCTTACAGTTGCATTAAAAAACTTTGATGATTTAAATGCTACTAAATTTGGATCAATTGATGCCGTAATTAAAAATGCTGTTGGCGATACTCCAATTGTGATTACTGGAGGACCGAAAGGACTAAAAGAACACGCAAAAAAATTACAAGAAAGATATAAAGCCGCTATTGCAGCAGGTGGAGTATCTCAAAAAACAGCTTCTGAAGCCGTTGCTGCTTCTGCTATAATTGATGGTTTTCAGGCACTTCCCAACAAAGCTTCATTTACACAATTATATAATTTGCGTAGAGAACTTTTTGACGCAAGCTTTACATTTAAAGGAAGGGGTGGTGGCGCTCAACTAGATGAAGCTGTTAATCTTTTAGATAACATAATGTCAAAAGAAACTATTGAACAAGGAATTAAAGGATTAGATATTGACGCTCAAAGCTACAATCTTCTTATGAAAGCGGCTGATGAACTTCCTGCTGCTAGAGGATTTTACAGAGATGGCAAGACAGCAATAGAAAACATGCAAGCAGCAGCCAGTCTTTCAGGACTTTCTGAAGCTGTTCAAACTGGTACAATTTTGCCAAAAACTGATTTCCTAAAGAACATTGTTGTAAATGGTAAGCCAGAAGCTTTAACAAGAACTTTAAAAGTCATAAAAATGAATGCTTTAAAAGGTCAAGACGGTAAGGCTATGGCTGAAGCATTTAGAAAAAAACTATCTTCTGAATGGCTTGCTGACGCAGTTGCCAAAACCACATCAAAAGGAACTGATCCATTGGCTTTTAAAGGATCTTCCTTCTCACAAGCGATTGATGATTTAGGCTCGACTGGCAAAGTGTTGTTTGGTGATAGCTATGATGATGTTGTAAAACTTGCTGATGAAATTAGATTAACAACAATACCGGGCAAAACAAGTACAGTTGACGTTGATGCTGCTCTTACAACTTTAGGAGCTAATAACGCTCCTATTCCATTGGTAGAGGCGTTAGAAGGTATAGCATCGGCTCAAAAACAAGCATTGGAATTTAATCAAAGCAGATTACTAAAATCTATTGCTAACAATGAAGCTATGCCAGCAAAAGAAGCCGCGCAATATATTGCGGCTCCCGGTGCAAAAACGGCTGATATAGTTAAAGTAATGAATTATTTAGATCCTGCCGCACAACAGCAGGTTAGACAATTCTATCTCTCCAACCTTTTAGACGATTTTGGATCTGATGCTTTAATTAAAGGAGATGCGTTAAAAAAGTTCGCTAATTCTTTACTCAGAGCGTCAGAGGGTGGAAAACTTCAAGCTGTATTTGGTAAAGAAATGGGCGATGATGTAGCCCAATTTGGTCGTGTGCTGGAGCTTAACGCAAGAACCGTTGCTGGCGGTGATCTGGTCGCAGCTAATATCGCAGCCAATCCATTAGAAAACATTATGGATATTCTTAGACTGTCAGTAACAGGTAATCTTTTAACGCATGCTCCAATATACAAGCGCATCTTAAAAGATTACAACGCTTTAAAAAGCGGGTTGTCTCCAAAAGAAAGATCAGCCGCACTGGGTAAAATAATAGGCTCTGCTTTAACACAAGCTCCGGGTCAAGCTTTGCAAGAAGGCGCTCGTGAGGCGGAAAAACAAATTCGTGCCGTAGCTGACAATACAGGATTAACCGAACAATTGTCCGCAATCCAAAGCCAGATGACTCCACCAAACGCAGCATCTAGTCTTGGGGGCATAAACGTAACACAACCAACAGTTCCAACAGGAACCAGTACAATTCGACAACAGGCAGCAGCGAACCCCGGTGTAGCTCAAACCTTGGGCATTAGAGGCCCAACGGCAGGTCTGTTAGGAACAGGAAACCCATAAGATGAACAAAGATAGATTACGCGAAGAAATAGCCGAGGATGAGGGCTGCAAATACGAGGTGTATTTGGATCATTTAGCACTGCCAACCTGTGGTGTGGGTCACTTGATCACTGAGCATGACGAAGAATATGGCAAACCAGTCGGCACTGTCGTTGAGCAGGAACGAGTTAGAAACTTATTTTCTTTAGACATTGCTGTAACGATTGACGAGTGCAAAGTATTGTACCCAGACTTTGATGACTTTGACGAAGAGCTACAACATATATTGTGCAACATGATGTTCAATATGGGTCGGCCTCGACTGTCAAAATTCGTTGGTATGAAAGCTGGAGTTGATGCTCGTGATTTCAACGAAGCAGCCGACCAGATGGTAGATTCCAGGTGGTACACGCAAGTCCCCAACCGAGCTAGACGTTTGGTAGATCGGATGAGGGCGCTTGCTGACTAACCGTTTTGTGGTTTGATATTTGTAATTTGCATACGTTGCAGATTGCTATGTCTTTACTATAGTCCACTGCGCTTCTGCACTTAGGGCATTGCCCTGCTTCTATAAGCCTCTGCATTTGGCCTTTTTCATTCATGCGGCTGAACCTATGCCAGCGTTCACTTCATTGGGGTAACGCTCTCGGTAAGAATCAAAAACAAGTTTTGAAATCTGTTGTGATACTTTGCGGTGGTCTTCTGTAGCCAGCTTCACAAGCTTTTTATGTGTGGCAAGGTCAACAGCAACTGACTTGTATTGTTTCGTATCAGTCATTATAATACTCCCATGAATTAACAACTATGGGCATATATTAGCATGTATAACTACAAACGCAAAGCGAACAAATTCGGTGCAAAGAAAACAACCTTTATGGGCATTAAGTTTGACTCCAAGTGGGAAGCAGAGCGATGGGGCGAGTTAACTTCTATGGAAAAGGCTGGTTATATAACAGACTTGCAAAGGCAAATCCCTTACGAAATTGTGGTCAACGATCAGAAAATTTGCAAATATATAGCTGACTTCAAATATAATAAGGTAGATGATTACGGTAGTCTTGAAGAAGTTGTTGAGGATGCCAAGGGCGTGGAAACCGCTGAATTTAAACTCAAAAAGAAACTCATGAAAGCCGTTCATGGAGTTGAGATTTACCTGTCAAAGAAAAATAATAACAATTTTCTCAAAATCCCCTTGACTTGAAAAGATTGCATGCCTATCTTCCAGTTATGTTTAGCGACATTAAGTGAAGGAGACAGCAATGAACGCTATTAATCTGCATAATGATCTGACCGCTTTGTTTGACAAGCGTGAAGATCTTAAATCTAAAATTGATGATCTGCAAAAAGAATTGAAGATCGTTAATAACTCCCTCAAAGATCAGTTTGAAGAGACTGCCAAGATGCAACTTGCTCAAGATGGCAAGGATTTTGGTCAGACTACAATGAACAATGGTGACTTCAAAGTTACTGTTGATTTCCGCAAACGTGTGATTTGGGATGAGAATATTCTGTTGCGCGTTTTGAACTCTTTGGATCAAGACACTGCAAAGCATTTGGCTACGGTCAAATACACTGTAGCTGAAGCAAAGTTTCAGAATGCTACACCAGATCTGAAAGCAGCATTATCAGAGGCTCGTACTGTAGAGTTGCAAGGTGTGTCTGTTGATATGAAAAGAAGGGAGGAAAGTTAATGCTAAAAATAATTAGCGCAGAAGAAAGGCTTGCCGAGAAACGTGGTCACAAAATTGTGATTGGCGGCAAGTCAGGAGTGGGGAAGACTTCACTGGTGCGTACCTTGGACATGAGCAAAACATTGTTCATGGACTTGGAGGCTGGTGATGCCGCCATTGAAGGGTGTAAGGTTGATGTAATCAGGCCGCGTACTTGGCAGGAGTGCAGAGACTTTGCATGCTTCCTTGGTGGGGGCAACCCCGCATTGAGCGAGGACTCACCGTATAGCATGGCGCACTATGAGTATGTGTGTCAGACGTATGGTGATCCAGATACTCTGTTGAGCAAATACGATACAGTCTTTATTGACAGTATTACTGTAGCTGGTCGGCTTTGCTTTTCGCATAATCAAAACTCACCAGAGGCTAGATCAGATCGAACAGGCAAGCTAGACACTCGTGCAGTGTATGGAGCGCAGGGTCGTGAGATGATGGCATGGCTGACACACCTTCAGCATATCCGTGAGAAGAACGTGATCTTTGTAGGCATCCTTGATGAAAAGACGGATGACTATGGACGCATCACTTACGACTTGCAGATTGAGGGTGCAAAAACTGGGCGTGAGTTGCCCGGAATTGTGGACGAATTAATCACAATGACAACACTCACCGCTGATGACGGCACGTTATTTAGAGCCTTTGTCTGCGACACACTAAACCAGTGGGGCTACCCTGCTAAAGATAGAAGCGGCAGACTTGACGCTGTTGAAGAGCCGCATCTTGGTAAGTTGCTTGAAAAAATGTCTGGCCCAAGGCCAGAGGCAATGAACTTTGTAAACCCAAAAACGGTCAATAATAAAGAAGAGGAAAACGTAGATGCTTGACCTAAACAACGTACCACCAATGGAAGGTGGAAGTGGAGACTTTGAACTTATGCCTGATGGAACTGTAGTAAGCGGTATCATTAAGCTTGAAGGTGGCGACACTGAGATACCAGAGTATGGTGCTGGCACTTACTTCAAGCAATCTCAAACCACTAGCGCAAAATGGTTGCCGATTGAGTTGACTATTGTCGGTGGCAGCTTTGACAAGCGCAAGGTCTGGCAGAACATCTTTGTTGATGGCGATGCCAAAGACGAGAATGGCATGTCAAAGGCCAAGAAGATCGGCTTGAATACTATCAAGCAGATGGTTGATAGTGGTTTTGGTATATCACCAAAGGATGAGAGTGAAGACGCCAGGGCAAAACGTGCGTCTATCCAAGGCATCCATATGATCAATGGTATGACAATCTCCTGCACTTTGGGCATTGAGAAAGGTCGTGATGGTTATCCTGATCGTAATAAGATCAAGACAGTCTTGACACCAGACTCTCCAAATTATATCCAGAGTACAGGACAGGCTGCACCTGTCGCGCAAGCGCCAGTTGCACAAGCACCAGTGGCTCAACCCCAACAAACTGTACAAGCGGGGGTAGCACCATCATGGGCGCGTTAGAGACACTGTGGCAATTTATTAGCGGCAAACCTTCACAGGTCGCTAAATCCAGTACGGGGGGCGCTGGAGCCGTAAAGCCCCCCATTCTCGACACTAAGTTTGAAGATGGTGTTCCACCATACACAACTCATTCCGTTGATGATGTTCCTAGCTTTTGTCGGAAAAGTTTTAAAATGATTTCTCGCAAGAAGGGAGCAACAATTGACGAAATACACACGGTTGTCGGTAAAAAAAGGGACTCTATTTATAATCATGTCTACATGATTAAGCAGTCTGGTTATAATGTTGTGAAAACTTACGAAAAATCGTCAGGTACTCACAGATATAGACTAGGCTAGTACGATGATCCTCCGTGAGTATCAGAAAGTCGCTGTAAACGATGCTTCTGATGCACTGGATAAGCACGGTAACACTTTAGTCGTTGCACCAACCGGGGCTGGAAAGACAATCATGCTTTCTGCCTTGGTTGGCAAACGTCACAAAGGTTCACAAAATGTGCTTGTGCTACAGCATCGTGATGAGCTTGTTTCACAGAACTCCAATAAATTTCACCTTGTAAATCCGTCTTTGAAGACCAGTGAAGTAAACGCTGCATCTAAGGATTGGTCAGGTGACGCTGTATTTGCAATGGTGCAAACGCTTTGCCGTGAGAAAAACTTGGACAATATGCCCAAAGTTGATCTGATTGTGGTTGACGAAGCGCACCATACCATTGCGGATACATATCAACGCATCATTAACGCCGCAAAGAAGGCCAATGAGGGGGTTCAAATCGTTGGCTTTACCGCTACCCCCAATAGAGGCGATAAGAAGGGCTTACGGGACGTATTTACGAACTGTAGCCATCAGATAGAAATTTCCACGTTAATTCGTGAAGGGTTCCTCGTACCGCCAAAGACATTCGTAATTGATGTTGGTGTGCGAGATGAACTGCGTCAGGTACGCAAAACTATATCCGATTTTGACATGGCTCAAGTTGAGCGGATTATGAACCGCCGCGCTATTAACAAGCGTGTAGTTGAAGAATGGGACGATAAAGCTGGTGAGCGTCAGACGATTGTATTCTGCTCGACTGTGCAGCATGCCGAAGATCTATGCGAAGA